ATAGCTTTAATCTGAAACCGCCGCAGGGTTTTCGTCTGAGTTACCTCTTCGCCGAGTGCATTTTTCTCCGTCACGTCCTTGGTGATGGAGTCAAGTTCTTCGATATAGGCGTTGTTCTCATTGCACCACACCGCAGCTTCCGGTGGGTAAGAACCTTCAAAAATCTGATTGATTTCAAACGTCATTTCATTTCTCCGATCATTGGCTTAGTATCCACAGGCAAACCAATTGAAGGGAGGCATTTCACTTGCAAAACTAGTTTCCTTAAATTGAGTCGCAGATACAACAAATGCACCTATTTGCCCATAATAACTATTGTCATTATTTTTGTCGAGCGCGATTGTTGCTACCAAAGTTATTTTTGTTGTTGAAAACGCAGTGTTAAAAGTCCCTGTGTAAAAATTGAAACAATTCCCTCCGGGGTTGACATACCCTCCCTGCTCAATCCAGCCATCAGACCACTTACGGTACCAATTAGAACCGCTGTTCCACGTCTCGTAGACGTAAACCATATTATTGTTGTCAATGCTCAAAGAGCCGTCGTTACGAAACTCCATGCTGTGATTTATGTCAATTCCACTTTCAGGGGCTCTCGTGTAGAAACAAATACCGCCCGGGTTTTGTTTGTCCTTGGTATTTCGTACACTAACGATAGCGCCGTAGGTACCGTCGGTCATGTCGGCTGATACCCCCAGACCTTTAGCAGGAGCTGCTTCGACAAATAAGAGTCCCGCGTCACTAATCCTTGTGGGGCCGAGATTGCTTCCTTCGGTGACAACCAGCGAAGTTGCATTAACCGTAGTCGCAGAAACGTCTCCTGTAAACGACGCCCCAGGGGCAGAAATCACCTCTGAAATGTCCTTCGTCAGATACCCTAAATCATTATTCAACTGAGAGACTTTCGTCGGAATCGTTGGCTTATTCTTGATGTAGTCTTTCTGAGTGCTATCTGTCTGATTCCAGTCTGCCGGAACCTGACCTGCGACAGCTTGCTCTGCATAACCCTTAGCTCTATCAGCTTCACTCTTAGCTCTATCAGCTTCACTCTCAGCTCTATCAGCCTCTTGCGTAGATTTAATCTCAGAAGTCTTAGAGGCGGCCTCAGAGGCCTCAGAAGCCTTCTCAGAGGCTTTTGCATTGTCTTCAGATACCTTAGCATTACCTGCACTCGTAGATGCGCTAGAAGCACTGTTTTGAGCCGATTGAGCACTACCCTTAGCGTCTTCCGCCTGAGCCGTAGCATTTTTCTCTGCTTCCTTAGCCTGAGTCTCTGCATCACTTGCTACATTAGCACTACTAGATGAGCTATTTGCATAGTACTTAGACGAGTACTCAGAACCATCGACAGTATCATCTAGCTTGGTTGCCCAATCCTTAGCTAAAAGAGCACTATCGGAAGCGCTATTCTCAGAACTCTTAGCGTTAGCCTCTGAGACCTTAGCGGCATCTCTAGCTTTCTCCGCATTTAACCTAGCCTGATAGACACCTTCTACATCTTTTTTGTAGTACTCAAGGTTAACAGCATCGTTGTCCTTAATAGGAGTCCCTACATTAATGATACGGTGTCCCTTAGCATCCCAATTGCCCTCTTTGTCGCCAATAATGGCGTCATTGATGGCATCTCTACCTTCTTCAGCGATATGAAATGCCTGCATCTGAGACGTATCCAAGTCAGTAGCCTTAAGAATGGAGGCATCCTTAAAGGTGACTACTCGTTCAGTAGCTGAGGTATGTCTTCGGATTGTTAAGGATTCTCCTGATGCAGGAGCTACCTTAAGTCTAATCGTAGTTTTATCTAGGAAGTAATAGTCACTGCCGGTATCACCATAGTCACCCCCAGTAAGAGTAGTGACCGTGCCTAATCGTACAGTAACGAAAGACTTCTTTAGATAATCAAAGGGAATGGTAAAGTCAGTTCTAGTACCGTCCCCAGTATAGATGATAATAGTGGAAGCCATTATTGGTTGTCTGTAATAAAGTTAATCATTGTTTGCTGTAAATAGGGGGCATTTGGAGTAATAGCTTTAATGCTCCTTCCAAAGCTCTTAGCAATCCTCTCACGTTCTCTGTTAGTGTAGAGTGATTTGTTCATGAACTTAGTCTCTGCAAGGTTTCTAGCGTCTGCCTGAAGGTTCCATAGTCCACTAATGGTGCCATAAGCAGGAAGCAATTGCCTAGCCCACTCATCTAAATCAAAGTGCTTAGCAAAGTCCTTTCTATTGACGTCCTCAAAGGTAGTCGTAGATTTAATGCCTGTATTGAACCCTGCCATATTAGCAATTAGAGCAGGCATAGCAAAGACACTAGATCTCATGATACCGTTAAGGCCCACCATAGCTAACTCTTTAGCACCCATCTTATTCCAAGAATCAACCCCTAAAGAATACTTAAGGTAATTCTTGCGTTGCTCATCGTTCATACCAGACAGAGCTAAACAAGACTGACCAATGTAACCTGCAGTACCTAAAGCACCTGACAGAGCAACCGTAAGGAACTGCCCTAATGCATCCCCTTCAGCGGCTCTTAGGGCACTCTTTGCTAACCTCTTGTTGTACGAACGAATAGCAAAAGATTTGAACTGAGTAAGAAGGTTCATCCAAGGAGACTTTTGATTGCCTCTCCATAGGAAGGTATCTGTTAAGTTATCTCTTTGGATAACCTCACTAGCTACGTAGTCCCCAAGTCTTCTGAGGGTCATGAGATTATTCATATCCCTTTCGATCAAATCAAAGTATTCCTGATCTTTGATCTTAATGCCCCCCTCAGGGGTAACTTCAGTAGAGTTCTTAAGAGCCTTCACTAAGTTAGAGAATCTTTTATCTGCCTTAAGACCTAAGCGGTTCAACACAGAATCACTAAGGAACATACCTCTCTTACCCCCTTCATGAGCATACCTCACAAGGTCTCCTAAGAAATCCCCTCGTGCAGTGCTCACAATAGAGTTCTGAGAGTGTGCTAGATATCTTGTGAAAGGAGAGTTACCAGCGGCATATGCAGTACCTGCAACAACCTTAGCCATCCCTACATGCAGAGGGTCAGTCTTGTTTCGAGTGAATCTTTCAATATTTCTATTGTTGATTTCTCTCCAAGTCTGTCGTCTCTGTAGTTCATTGCCAAACACCTGATTGAGGATAGCGTGCCTATCATCGGCAGTGTAGACACCCTTAGACCAATCTGCTAACTTACGTTCTACCCCGGGAATACTCTTGATAATGAAAGAAGCCCCAAATCCTTTAATAGCTTCAGCAGTCTCAAAGTGATTCAAGAAACCCATAAAGGCATTCTTAGTGAAGAACGTAAGGTTCCTAGCAACATCATAGAATGCAGATGCTACAGTGTCCCCCTCATTAGGGTCTCTCATAGAGCGGCCATAGTAATCAGCAAAGTATGCCCTTAGTGCCTCTGTCTGCTCATTCTTAGTCTTTAGGTTAATCTCAGATTTACCTAGGTCATTCAAAAGATCATCAAAGTATCTTTCAGCATCCTTGTAGCTAGTGACTCCGAACACTTTATTAAGACCTAAATCCCCTGAGACCCTTAAGGTATACCCTTGCATAGTATCAAAGGAATCAGCCTGTAGTTTGTCTACAGAGAAACCATCAGTGTCCTCAATAGTGAACTTCCAAGGCAATCTGCTCTTTTGATAGTCATAACTAAAGCCCCCATCAGCATCATTAAGGAAGCCTTTGCGGATCCCCTCACCTTGATCAAGATGACCTAAGGCATCACTATTGGCTTCTTTAGTTACCCATTCTTCAAACGTAGGAACACTCTTAGGAACTTTATTAGGGGCATCCTCTGCAAGCTTCTCTGCAGGTTTGACAATAGTATCATCATAAATCTTTTGGAACTGCTTAAGAACTTTAGGATCATCAAGAGACCGCAACAAGAGATTAGCAATCTTCTCTTTAGCAAGCTTGATGTTGCCTAATCTTGAGGCTGAACCAAAGGAATCAACAAAGTCTGCAGCCTTTTTAAAGGAGACAATGTGAGGGAAGTAGTCTTCGACACCTTTAATCATCTTGCCGTTGACAAGAGCACCTCCATAGAAATTATAGAATCCTTGGTACTCTTTAACAGCATTCTGAAAGTTCTTTGAGGAATCTAAAGGTGTTTCAATGCCTTCAACCTTTTGTTTAATCAGGTGGTCAAGGTCTTCATAAGAGTACTGATTATTGTACTCATTGAATAACTTTTGACGATAATCAAAGTACGAATCGCTGTACTCTCTGCCTTTGTCTCTATAGAAATTTCTATATTCCTCTGCAGTGAACTTATCAGTGCTGAACTGCTGACCTGTAGATCTGTCGCCTCGCTCAGATTTACCTAAGCGATCCCAAACGTTCTCCTTAAATTCCTTAGACCCTAATGTATCCGGTAGTTTGTCTATAGCACCTTGAACAGTGATTGATGGGAGCTTTGATTCAATCTTAGTGAGCAGATCATTAATGATACCTTTAGGGGCCTCCTTAGTGATTGCCTCCTCACCCTTCTCAGCAAAGTTCTTTACTTGAATTGTGGCACGTCTCGAAACATCCCCAAGAGGTTCACCAATGCTTTTCTTAGCTCCCCCTAAGAGCTTAGCAGCTCCTTCTATAGTGCCCCCAAAGGCCATCCCGATTCCGAAGTCCATGAAAGCACTGTTGTCATCCCCCATAGACCAATTATCAAGCTGACCTGAGACTGCCCCAGAGACTGCCCCTAGTCCAACTCTAGCAACTAAAGAACCTCCCCCTACAGGTGTATATGACAAAGGATCACCTGCCATAGAACCTGCACCTGACAATAGGTTATTCCATATGGAGGCATAAGACTGCTTCTTACGATAGTCATCTACCTCCTTCATGAGTGCTACATTCAAGTCAAACTGTGCTTTGTTCTGAGCACCCCAAAGAGCACTATTGTATCTATCTAGGTTATAATCAAACAACTCTAATATAGAGGTACGCTCGGCATCTGTAGGAGTATATGCAGGGGGACTAAAGAAATCATAGTTACCCCCAAGATACTTTTGGACTTCTTTAGGTGCCCATGTATTCCAAAAGCCCCCTACAAAGCCTACATCAGTATCAGCTTCCTCTTCTTTTCTCTTTTGTTCTTCCTGTTGATGGGCATTGAATTCAGCCTTTTGATACTCAGTAAAAGTACTTACTTGATCAACACCTAATACAGAATTCAATGCTTTATCTGAGGAGGAGACAAAAGGGTTTCTAGTGGTTACTTCGTTGTCTGCCATGTATCAATACCTTCAGTTCTCTCGTTCCACTTTCGATTAGCCTCATGAGCCTTAATAATCCACTGCTGTCCATAAGTTTTAGCAGGATTCTTAGCACGTTCATCAATGTAACTCTTGTAGCTGTCATTAATGAACTTATTGTCTACTCTAAACTTAACACGGCCATTAGTGATATCATAGACGTCTAAGGTATCTGTCTGAGGGTTATACCCAACAATAACGTCCTTATCAACAGTCCATTTGTTCTTCTCAAAGGCTGCCTCAAGTAACTTTTCAGTGTACTCCTGAACATCACTAAAGGAAGCGTTAGGGACACTAAAGAGACTATTGGGAATATAGGAGCCCATTAGTTTGACATTAGATTCCTCCATATCCTTCTTAGCTTTGTCTATAGCATCACTCATATCCTCATTAAAGTATGAGTAGCTCAGAGCTTTGTTGAAAGCAACAGTCTTAGAGTACTTATCGTTGAACGAGATATCGAGATCATTAGAGATATTATCCTGCATAGCCTGAATGGTGTGTCTGCCATCAGCAGTAGAGGATAGCTCTTGGTATCTTGAGGCCGCCCTAATGCAGTCCTCATAGGAGGAACCTGTTGAAATACTGTTCACTAAAGCTCTGACTAAGTTTTGCTCATAAGGCTTCATATCACCAAAGGCTAACTCAAAGCTATCTGGATGAGCCTTATACAGTGACAACATCATATCTAACTGCTGAGGAGCCTTTACGTTAGACACTTTAGATTCTGTAAGTTTACGAACGTCCCCTGTAAGGGAGCTCATTACTTTCTTAGCTTCTGCACTAAGGTAAGCTTTAGCAGGATTATAGCCACCTGATGGATTTGAAGCAATCTGAAAGATATCCTCAGTAGTGTACACGCCTGATTCAACGTTATTAGTAAAGAGCTTATCTAAGTCTTTACTAGTCAAATCAAGGATATCAGGTTTATAGACAACCCCGCCTGTCTTTAGGGCATCTAGATAAAGGTTGCCATTCTGAAGAGTAGCAGCATCCTTAGCTTGTTTCTCAGCATCCCTATTGGCTTGAGCAATCAATCTATCTGCCTGAGTTCGTGCCCTCTGGCCTGCCTGAATGAGCCACTTATAGCGGTCACTAAGGGCACCCCCAGAACTCTGGGCTTCCCACTGAGCCATCTCATCAATGGTCTGGTAGTTGCCCTCATTAACGAATGCTTCTACTCGTCTATGATCTTCGCCCCAGACCTCAGCATCCCTAGTCCACATAGTAGCTCTAGCCTGTGCCTTAGCTTTGCCCCAAGCAAGCTCACCCATGATGTTCTTAAGACTCTCCCCGTTCTTAGCATAGGGAGGAGTATAGTCACCCAACTGTTCGAGCAACTGAACACCATCAGAGCGCTTAGATACCATAGTGATCATGTTGTCAATCAGCTGCTTCTGTTGATCAGGGGTATAGTGGACGCCTACAGTATCGTAGACCTGATCAAAGACTCCTACAATGCTCTTATAGTTAGCATTAGGATCATTAATGAGTGCACTAAAGTTAGCTGATTCTGCTAAGATGGATGCCTGAGTTTTCTCATTATTGTCTACTTCCTGAGCCTTAGCAATGAACCCTACACGACCCTGAGGAGAAGTCTCATAGAAGCCCCTGCGGAAGTACTCATCAGAATCATCGTACCCAAAGGCTTCCAACATATCACTCTTAGATTCTTGGAAGTATCTAAAAGCCTCAGCATCAATCTGCTCAGGAGACATATCCTTAAGCAGATTCTTGTCGATAACCTCTCTCTCAAAGTCCTGCTTAGCAATGGAGTAAGCCATCTTGCCATGCATGTACTTGAGACGAGACATAGCAATAGGGTCATCTTGGAATGGCACTGCATGATCCTGAATATCTCTTTGGTAATCCTCAAGAGAATGCTGTTGCAGGTACTCATCAACAAGCTTATTCTTTCTATCAGTCTCAGATTTAAAGTAGTCCTCAGTAGCTCTACCGATACCCTTAAAGGCATGCATTAATGATTCAGCCCAGTTGCGCTCCTCAGGCTGAACAGTCTTCTCAGGGATGTTTAATGAGGCACCTTTATATGACCCTAGTTTAGCTAAGCCAGAATTGAAGTATTGCCACTGGCCAAACTGGGACTTAACTGAAGAGGTACCTGAAGTGTTCTCATAAGCCATTAGTAATAATATCCTCCATAGAAGCCTCGTCTACCACCATTAAAGCTTTGATTAAGAGAGCCTGTTGCATTCTGCAGATAATCAAGGAAGTTAAACATGCCTTGGTTCTGTGTCTTCATAGTGCTGTAGTTAGCCATAAAGTTACTCATAAAGCTGCCTCCGGTACCTGCAGTAGAAGCAGAGGTAGTAACACCTGCTGTAGAGGTACCTAAAGCACTGGCACCTGCGGCACCTGAGAGACCCGCAGAGCCCCCAACACTAGAGGTACCTGCAAGAACTGTCTCTCCGCCTACAGTGCCTGCAATAGAACCACCGGCACCACCTGCGGCTCCACCTGCGGCACCCGCAAGGGCACTGCCTGCACCTGCAGTAAACGCACCAATAGCGGCACCCTTAGCAGAGGTATCAAGGAATTCCATAAGGTAACTAATGCCCCCCTTATATTGGCTCTTGAGTTGATCTCTGGCTTGTTCTACAGAGTTCTTCATTTGAACATAGAGAGCATCCTTTTGAGATCTAATGTTCACTACATCAGTCTCATAGGCATCCTTAAGAGCAGTCTTTTGTCGCAACACTGCACCTGAGATTGATCTTTTGATTTGTCCTGCAGTTCGCCCTTCGTAACCTGTCTCAGCTAGAGAAGCTTCAACTGTAGCGTTATTCTGCAGGGCATTATAAGACAACTGAAACAGGTTGCTCACAGCATTATCATAGGCACTCTGCTCTTGTCTAGTCAATTGGTTCTGATTCCAATTGTAGTTCATCTGAGCATAGTACATCTGTTTCTTGAATGCTTTAGTGAGAGATCTGTTGTACTTTGATTTCTGCCACAGGGAACTGCCACCACCTGCAACTGCACCGATTACTGCACCTGCAGCAATTATTCCTGACATAGTTCCTCTCTATTGTTAGTTAATAACTGCCACTCATCAGTAAACTCTTTCTCTGCTTCCTCTACAGTAGATGCGTTACTAGCAAAGAACATTGTAATGTAGGTGTCCTCAAAGGCACTAAAGACCTGCCTGCGGCCATCCATACCTTTCAATACAGAATAGCCAGAGATCTCCTCGAGGTGATCCCCTACGACAACCTTACAGTACCCACTAACGATAACCACTGTAGGGATATTAATGAAAGCACCTGCTCCAATCTCACCCTTTCTCAATAGAATGGTTCTAACGTAACAGCCTGCCCACAGGAAATGATCTACTTCAATAGGTGCCTCAGGCAGAGACAGAGTAGCCATAACAAGACCTTTACCAATCTCTTGCTCCATAGGCGCCATACTAGGCAGAGCACCTAACATAGCTTTCTTAAGAGTTAATCCCTTTCTCACGTCTGAGTATTCCTCCGAATATAATATCCTTCCCAACCACCAGAGATAAGGTTCACAGGTAAAGGATTGTCTGAAGTAACTGTAATCTTAACCTCAGTACTATTGTCCTGCACAGGGAACTTAAACTTACCTGTTGCTACTCTATAGGATCCTAAGACTAATGGAGATTCACTTAAGACCTTAGATGTACAAGTGTACTTGAAGTGCTTATTCTTGACATCATTGTCTACAGACACATCAAAGGGACCAGAGTTACTATAGTTAAACCAATAGTATCTCAGTTGTAATCTGCCTTCATCTTCAGAGATTGTAGCACCATCAGAAGTAGTTTTCTTAATCGTTGGTCTAGACAATACAACATCAAATTCATATTGCCTGCCTACGAAGTAAGTCATGCCTCTGAGATCCCCAGTTACCTTAAAGACACCATTATCATCCCAAGAGGATACCTGATGATAGTAGCCATCAGTACCAACTAGACAATACGTAGCTGAGCCAATCTTAGGAACAGCACCATAGACATCCTTTAGGGAGACCTCGGTATAGTCATTGTAGTCACTGTACTTATTAGTAGCAGGGATGACATAGCGTACCTTACGATCCATAAAGTATCTTACAGGCTCATCAGAGAAGTCTACTGCCTGACCTGTAAGCATGCTCTTCTCTAAGAACAGTCCGCCATCAGTGTTAATAAGGAAGTAGATTTCAGAGCCTACGAACTCTGCAAGTAAGACCTGAGTACCTTCATATCGGAACGTCCATTTGCACCATGACTGCTGCATACTCTGGGAATTCTGAATGATGTACTTAAAGACCCATACAGTGTTAGGATGAGTACGTGAACACAGTGTGATTACATTGTCTGAAGTATTACCAGAGAGCCTAAAGATTCCCTTAGGAATATACGTAGGAACATGTGCAGCTACGTCCTCAGCATCCTTAAGATCAGCTACGTCCTGTACCGTATAGTATCTCATAAGAGAGCAATAGTTAACTCTGTTAGAGATAAAGAAAATACTTTGTCCTACACCTAAAGGCTGAGCACCATCACTGTAATCAAAGGAAGTGATTTGATCAACCTTAGCACTCTTAGGGGTCATTACGCCATCGCTAGAGAGAACAAATTGTCCCTCTCTAGAGAACAACATTAGTTCCCTGCTGAATGGTACTGCATGTGTTAGAATACAGACTTTGTTTGAAGATACAGCAAGGTCAATTGGATCAGTATCAGCAATAGTAGCTGCTGATTTAAACCAGAAATTAAAGAAATCAGCAGAAGCACTGAGGATAACATTTTCACCACTGATGAACCCTAAGCGATTTCTGTAGAAGAACATATCATTCAGCGTTCCCCCTACGAAGCTAGGCTCAGGATTGCTGTCCTCATCACCTACTGCTCTATCAGTCCAAGTAAGTCTTTTGAAGTGGAAGGAGCCATCAGATTCTCTTACGAGAGCATGAGGCATACTAGAGTAATCAAATTGATACCGAATGTTTGGTGCGGCACACTCTAGCCACGCATTCTTACCTTCATTGTAGTTAACATAGTAGTCATCATCAGCCGAGTTAGATTCACCCTTAATGCGCATGATGTAACCATTAGGAGCAGCAGGGGGAAGCTTAGAGACACTGTTAACGTAACCCTTCAAGACATATGCATTAGTGTTGCCAAAGCCATCCTTAATAACAACATTAGGCATATTCCAGCCAGACTTAGATTGGATGGAAACTACGGAATCACCAAAGACAGCAAAGTTATAAGAACTGAAGTTGAAATTAGGATTCTTAGCGAACCCCATAGAGGATCTGCCGCCAACCTGTCCTAATAGCCAATCATAGGTAGTTGCTCCATTATCAGCACCCTGAGAACCTGTAGCTAAGTCTACAAGTTTCTCTGCAATGTACGCAGAGGTAGTCTGTACAGCCTGCTTAGCTTCACCACCATCAGGGGTAATGACACCACACATAAAGGTACTGCCCATAAAGAGAGCATAGGTCTTAGCATAGGAGGCATTCTTAATGTACGCTAGTGCAGTGTCCTGACCCTTTTGAGAGGTAGTAGAACTAGACATACCAATGGTTTTACTACGGTTCAGAATGAACGTATAGTCTGCAACAGTGACTGCTCTAAATTCATCATTAGCGTCCGTGACATTAAGATAACTAGCATCATTGTCAATAACAACTTTCTTTTCAGTTCCATCAAAATCCCATACCTTTAGAGACCCGCTGGACATACCTAAGATATACTGCTCAGTCTCGTCTCTGTTAATGACATGATACTTAGTAGTGAGTGGATCTACTCTGTCCCCAAGTCTCTTAATGTGAACTGTAGGAGGTCTCTTTTGCAGGCCATCGACTTCACTAGAGAAACCGTTGATCTGCTCCTCTACCTGATCAGCAAACCTAATGATATCCGGTTGCTGAGATACGCCACCCTTATAGGATACCGTTGATTGCGATACTAATGGCATCCCTATTAGCTCCTCTGGATATACTGAGAAATGTATTGGTCATCATTGAGGATATTATAGTTACCCGTAGTTAGATCATAGTCAATGATATCTGCATAGGCACTAGATTCCTCAGTCATCAGATGCTTATTCAGGTCATCTGAAGTAAGATATCTCATCTGGAAGATTCTAGCTGCACGACAAGTAATGAACTTACGGAATACCTCAGGTAACTCCTCAAAGTCTAATCCTCTAACCAGAGTATCTAAAGTCAAACCCTCAGGGAACTCATTGGTCTGCGAAAGAATGTCGAAAAAATAGCCGGATCGTCTGATCAACTTATAACCACTGCTGACAAACCTAAGATAATTATTAGGGCAGGGAACTAAGTTAGTATCAGCGTCCGGCAATAAAGCTACTGAATCTTCAATATTAAAGTCCCATCCTCTTGATTGAATCTCTTTAGAGACACTATCGAGAATCCTCACTGCATTCAGAACGTCTACATTCAGGTCATCTTCAAGTGAGTTGACAGGACTAGAGCCTACAGCAGATAAAATCTCATTCACTGCATCTAGTTTGTTAGAAGGAGTGACAATCATAATTTATCCTTTGTAGTAGTATTTTATAGTTGTTATTATGTATTATTTGGGAGCTGCAGGGATCTTAGGCTTCCTAGAGACTACCTTAGGTTTGACTTCAGTTGGAGCTTTAATCAAACCTAATTTAATCTTTTCTTCTACAGTCAAACGGGAGCCTTTCTTAGAACCCCCGTTGACATAGAAATAGGAATCCTTAATGTCGGATTCCGAGTACATTATTCACCTACCTGAGCAGTCTTAACGAAGAGACCCACGGCTTCAGGACGAAGGCCACCGTGACCCACAGCCATCTTAGCGATGATCTGATCAGCCTGATATTCAGCTCTGCGAGCACGTTCCATAGCGAGATCCTTCAGCTTAAGGGCACCCACAGCGGAACGGTGGAAGGCGATACCCTGAAGGACAGCCGTAGAGATCTGACTCTTAAGAGCGTGCTTACCATCAACACCATTGTTCAAGAAGTTTGGGGTTTCCACAATCTGGAAGCCACAGACATTCTGGAGCTTGCCCGTATTCGGATCAAAGATAGCAGCAAAGTTAGCAGCATCCGGCATAAGGGCACGGCAGATAGCCGAATAACCTTCGGGGGAGACAAGGAAATAACGGTCACCTGCCGGAACCCAATTCTTCGTAAACTGAGCACGGGCATCAATCAGACCCTGCAGGAGGATGTTGCCATACTCCACAGTCGTAGCTTCATCGAGACCCGTAACATACTCAAATGCCTTGCCCGTACCCGGATTTTCAAGAGTAGTATTATCAGGGATGTTCTCAGGCATACCCGCGGTAGTCTTAGCACCCGTGTTAGCAAGTTCATTGATAGAGGCACAGTCGAAAGCCTGAGCAAGAGCTTCACCAAGCTGCTTCGAGTATTCCGTACGGACATCATAGTGATTCATTGCATCATCGATATCCGTGATAAGAGCATCAGCCGTGAGGAGACCATCGATAGCAATCACTCGCTCCGTGTTCTCCATCTTCTTACGCTGATCATCTAAGGAGTTACCCGGGGTAAGATACTTAGCATGAGTACGACCCATGATAGCGAAGCTGGCACTCTTCCCGTGCGGAATAGTACGAACAATCTGTTTGTCCATCATGACAGACGTTCTCGTGAAAGCCGTAAGGACTTCACCAGAGAAGATCTTCATGAACAGTGCATCACGATCACCATCGCTCAGATTCTGACCAGGATTAGAAATAGAATTAGCGGTTAACGCAGCCATTTTATTATATTCTTATTGTAGTTATATTATTGTTATTAGGAAATGTTTTTATTATGGGTACGTTACAACTGAGTATAGTACATCTTCATTTCGATAGCTCTAGTGTAACTGGGGTCAGCACCATAGCGGGGGTCACTCATAGCCTCCACTACTTCCTGCTTACTTGAGAAGCCCTTATAGCCACCCGTAGTAACCCCACCACCCATAATAGTAGGATTACGTGTTCCTTGCTTAGCAATCATCTTAGCTTTCATACCCTCAAACATAAGAGTAACAGCTTCAAGATTGTTGTTGTCAATAGCTCGATTAAAGGAACTCAGAACCTTATTAGAGAGGTTTCCTTGTGCCCACTCAATAACCTTGTTGTACGCCTGTTCTCCGCCTGCTGAATTATAGACAGCATTAGTGAACTCACTCTCAAGGTTCTGTCGTGATTCAATGAAACCCTCAATGACCTCTGAAGGATATCCTGCCTGAGCAAGGTCAGCCATAGTCTTACTAGACAAGGCACCATACTCATTGTATTCCTTAATGGCCTGATTGAAGTCCACACCTTTAGCCTTAAGATCCTTACCAAGGGCATCTAAGGTTTTCGTGTGCTTATCAATCTTTACATTAAGGTCACCCTCAGGTTCCCCCTGTTGTGGTTCTGCATGAGGTTCACCCTGAGGTTCACCCTGAGGCTCCTCCTGAGGTTCCTCTACAGGGACAGCATCACCCTCCTTAAGAAGCCCTGAGGCTTCATCTCCATCAAGAGAGAGTTGCTGAGTACCTGAGATCATAATATCGACACCATTGTCGACACTAAGACCATCACTATTCAAGCTTGTTGTTTCTTCGCTCACCTGTTACACCCCCTGTTCCTGTTGAGCTTTGTTGTTATCTACTGCCATCTGAGCTTGTGCATCAACACCCTGTTGGGCAGCATATTGTTCCATCATTGCCTGCTGTTCCTGAGCAACCTCTTCAGGAGACTTAACGAGACCCGTAGCATCAATCTGAGCACTCGTGAAGATACGCATAGCTAAGTTCTGCTGATTGATCATCTGCATGATATCAGGGAACTGAGCAAGTACCTGAAGTGCCTGAGACAAGTTAGCAAAGTCATGACCACGCCCCAAGGCATCAACACCAGTGATGACCGTAGGTTCAATCGTAGCGAACTGCTCAGAGATAGTCGGAAGGCTGCCATTAGACTGCATCTGATTGAAGATACAGGACACTAAAGGCAACTGAAGTTCCTGAGACAGGAGACTATAGACACCCCCTAAGGTATCCTCAAGTTCCTGAGCAATATATCTGATCTCCTCTGCTGTCACTCTATCTCTTGTGATTTGAGCAGTAGTGCTAGACAACATGAAGCAATAAGACAATCTCTGTTCGATACCCTGAGATACCGCATAGCAGCCCTGAAGGTCAGTCTGTTTGTTTGTCTGCATTGCAACAATATCGTCCTGTCGACCTCTTACGAAAGCCCCATTCTCAGCTTTAGTAAGAGCCTTAATGTTAGTCTGACAGGAAGGAGACACTAGGTACAATACCTTAGCACAAATCATAGCCATATCGTTAATGGCATGCTGAAGGTTCTCTAAAGAGATCAAGTCACCAAGGTAATCTTCAACAAAGGATCGACCATAGGATTCCCCATCTTTCTTAGTGAATCTCACAGGGATCCAAGGGCATTTGCCATAGGGATACGTCTGTTCTGATCCGGGGATAATGGTATTATTTACTTCCTGATAGGATTCCCAAGTGGATCCCTCTAAGGTATCCCCACGGACAAGATAGGTATGAGTGTAGATGTTAACCTTCTCAGAACGATTAACTTCATTACCTGCATTGCCTAAGAGACTTAAGACACTCGGAGGGATAGTCCCCTGAGCTAAAGTATCTCTAGCGACAATCTGAAGTACATTGCCAATAGCATCTCTTTCAACTACGAAGTTTCTGAGAGTATAGCACTTCATGCCACCCTCTAGAGGAGGCAGAAAGAGCAACGCATTGCCAGCAATCAGGAGCTGCTTAATGCACTCAAAGAGAGTAGGTCTAAGACCATTGTGCTCCATATACTTCACCATAGCAGCCTCCATCATAGACAAGCCGTACTCTATGGTATCCTTAACCTGATCATTGCCAGATGCCTGTAGTGCCTCATTAGATGCAGTATCTAACCCAAGTCTAAAGAAAGGCTGACCCGGGGGGAGCAGAGACAACAACAACTTAGATGCTAGATTATTGAGACCTCTAGCCCCAATAGAATTATAAGGTGTCGTATAGGCAGTGCCACCATCATCAGATTCCTTAGGGAACAACTGAGGGATAGTATAGGTAGCATTCTTCTCTGCTCTCTGGGTATACTGATCTCTGTCCGTAGATAATCTTTCGTATACCTTTTGTGCACCTTCAGCAGTTTGATTACCTAGTTTAGTTTCTGCCATTATTACACAATATTACGTCCCGTACCACCGGCACCAGTCATGTTAACCTTAAGAGACTTCTTGCCTCTCTTCTTTCCTTTAGTTAACTGTTGCTTCGCTGATTCTGATTCAGTAGTGTTAGTCGTATCTGCATTCACAAACCCTAACTCAGGAGCAGGAATAGCTTCTTCAGTAGTCGATTGACCAGAGTTACTGTTGCCACCAATAAGGCCACCAGTGGAGACCTTAATTACTTTCTTAAAGGCTTTCTTAATTGAGCCCATTAATATCCTCTTTACTTAAATAATAGCAATTATAAATACGGAATCCTTTAGAGACATAACTATTCTTTAACATTGGAGCACACCAATCATTGACACTCCCAGTTTGAATGTAGTCACACTCATCATTCTTTAGACAACCAATTAAATAATCAGACAATGCTCTAGCAATACCTGCACCTCTTTTAAATGAGACTGTCCATTCTTCATTAAGGATTCTTTGCTTATCAGAATACCAAGGGTAACCATAGGATAACAAACAGCATCCCACTAGTTCATCTGCAGATTGACTATAGAAACCAATAATACGATAATCATATTGGTTATTATTCAATACTACATCTTTAACAAAAGACCTAATATAGTCTTTATCTAAGTTTCTTATGAAGGATAAATTATTAGGATTATCTATAATAGATTCCATACATTTATCTAGAGCCTCCATAGCTGTCTTTAAGTCTACAATAGGTTTAACATAAAGTTTACCTATAGACCCCCTATAGTCCCCCATAGTATTCATCATCCTTTTTTAATTTTTTACATTACGTTAGTGCCTACACCCTTAGCTTTGTCTAAGGATACCTTAAGACCTTTCTTACCCTTACGAGCCTTCTGTTCTTCAGTCTCCTGAGCACCAAGCTCCGGTTCCTGAGGTTCAACTACAGGGTTGTCTAAGGCAGGTGCCTGAACTTTCACTTCAGGTGTCTTAGGCTTTGAAAACAGTGAACCGATTTTAATCACCTATATGGTTTTGTTCATTGAACTTATTTTCAAGGAAGTCAAGTACATCCTGTACACCACCACAGTAATCAATGGTAGGCTTATAGCGGATCATCTTGCGTACATCAAAGATCTTCTGAAGTCCCTCCAACAAGTCTTTCGGGACAGCCGGAAAGTTGTCGAAGAGAGGTTCATCAGGATCACTTTTAGTGGTATCTTTGATATCAATTTTCATAGATTCGTCTTTCACGATTATCTATCTCCTAGTGTGGTGAATTTATTATCAACTATCTGTCGTCTTAATAGGGACGATTTTATCAGGTGTCCAAAGGGTATCTTTAGTGTCCCCTTGGCGAAGAATATAGGCCATTCTAGCTTGCAGCAAAGCATCATCTTCAGTAAGGCCAGCTTTCTTGTAGGTATTAACTACAGTCTCCCATAGTTTATCCTGAGGGACATCCTTAAGGATCCTCTCTGCTCTTACTGCTCCAATACCGGGGCAACCTTTATAGCCATCAGCAGTGTCTCCTACTAGTGTCTGAAACATATGCCAATAGTTAGCTTTATCTTCGTCAATCCAATAGATTTGATCTTCATTTACTCTATAGAAATGAGTAGGAAGAGTTTTGAAATCCTTATCCATTGACACAATTAAGGTTGTATCAGGGGTACTATTAATACCTATTACATCATCAGCTTCTAGAGATTCACTAGATTTAGATTCATAGTTATTTCTGATCCAATCCACTAATCCATAGTAGCAAGTAGGCTTTCTTTTATCAAGCCTATTGTTTTTATAATCAGGCATTAAGTGCTTCCTAAAGTTATCATTAGGATCACTAAAGACAAACGAATAGTCATTCATTTCGACATTATGGTTTGTCTTTAGTATACCTTTAATACCACCAATAATCTCTTCAAATTGCTCTATTGCGTCATCCAAATAAGCATGACAAGTATATAGACCATCTCCCCAATAGATATCCTTTTGGACAGCTGAAGAGGCTTTATAGGCCAATAGATCTCCGTCTATCAGCCCAATGTATTCTTTAGTAGCGCTCATAGGATGATGCAAGCTCAGCGCCAGAACGAGTAAGCAGCCATCGATTGCTTGCCTGTCGAATGTACTTATTGATTGACGTAATGTGACCTCGAGAGGCCATCTCAGCAATCATTCGTGCATTGTATCGACAATAGTCTGACTGAAGTTTAGGATGGACTTCACCAATGTAAGCAAGAGCACTGCAGTAGTTACTCATCTCAGCGTTACGCTTGTGAACAATAACCTCCCCAGTACTTTTCTCTTCAGTATAGAAATACTTAGGCATCTTCATAACTACCCTCCTCCTCTGTAGTGGTATCTGAAGTCACACTATAGCCGAGCTTCATAAGGAGGTCATGAATGATCTCTTCAGGAGACCAATCCTTCCAAGTTTCAGGTTCCGGCTCATAGTTAAGCACAGTCTCATCATTAAGAGTGACTACAGCACCATAAGCAGGGACATTGCCATACTCATCATGCTTAACCTTCCACTTCCACATAATGTGAAGGTGATTAAGAGGTTCCTTAGGAGCCTTGTAGTCACGCAACAGAGCTGCCTTAGTTTCTTTAGTCATACCAGTGTTTTCCATAGTGATTAATGAGTATCAGCCCAAGTACGGCCAATCTTTCCTTCTGTATCAAGTTGACAATTAAAATTAAAGAATGCCTGAGTTTGTCTCATTGATTCTTGAGCAATCCTACAGCAGTCTTCAGCGATTTCCTTAGTGCGACAAGCAACGCCAATTTCATCATGACACCACACCTGCAGTGCAAAGTCACCATTCCAACCATGCCTATAGCCAGCCTTTCGCATGTTCTCCTCCCACAGGCATACCCATTTCTTACAAATAAGAGCACCTGCAGATTGCAATAGGGTATTCAAAGCTGAGTGTTCAGAACGTACGTAGATAACACGTTTGTCCAAACCTAAGACACAATGGGTAATCTCAAGAGAAGGACTGTCAGGATGATATCTCTTACGCCACTTCACTTTACGAGAACCCCCTACCCACTCTGATGAAGAGATAAGACTACTAGAGATATCACTAATAAGCTCTTTAAGTGCCGGCAGAGACTTAAGGAACTTTTCTTTAAGTGCCTTTCCTTCTGCTACACTGCCTCCAACAATCTCACCAATCTTTTCATTCCCTGCCCCGTAGAGGAATCCGTAAATACCAAAATGTTCAATAGAGTTCGCTACGCTCTACCCGTGAGTTAACACAGCCCTATGTCACCATAGGGAGCAGACTATATCTTCTTAGCTAACCTTTTCCACCTGCTTAGGTGTACTCCCTTGCGGGATAGTCGTTGCACGTTCCATCCAATCGGCAATAGCTCTTAGTTCTTCAACAGTAGCATTATATTTGATTCTATTAGCTCTGCCACTAATCCAAGATGCATTGCCAATAACATAACCCTTGTTAGGGTCTAATCTATCCAAGTGTGCTGAATGCGGATGAGAACCCTGACCCTGAGAAGCTTTTTCAATAGGAATATTAAATATCGGGCAAATACCTGTCCAAATACTTTCAAGATACTCAGGAGTTAAATTGTACTCAATACCTTTTCTCTTACATTCACTCTTTTTGGTTCTACAGTAAGCAGGAAAATAATTATTCTTTCTATATTCACGAGATTCTATATTTCTACAATCTCTACATCTATAGTCTAATCCTGTCTTGTTTCCTTTGTGTTTATTGAAACAAGAATCGGGTAGTTCTCTTTTACATATTCTACATACTTGCATATTGTTATTATAATTGTATGGCTTCGCTCAGGATTATCTCAGTGAGACTTCCCCTGAATTAAATTAGTTTATAGACATCTATTTTGTTAAACGTCTTGGCGTTGTCTCTTGTTGCAAGCCCTGCCATCTTTTGGTTATGTGTATGGATATCCCCTGATAGGATTTCCTTTACATATGCCCCATTATCATAAGGAGATAGGAAATGCCCGAGGCAGCGCAACTCAAGCCCAGAAGCATCAATACCAGCTTCATACCAACCTTTCGGAACAGTAAATAGCTCCCTGCATAGTCTCCCGTAAGGGGCTCTATTGGCAGGAACTTGAGCAACATTAGGATAGCTATGAGTTGCACGCCCAGTGACAGCACCATTAGGGTTAACGGAACCATGAATACGCCATAGGTGATCATTAGGATCCTCCTTCATCAGCTTTAGCCACGCATTACTGCCTTCAGCAAGCTGACCAATACGTTTGTTTAACATGAGAAGCTCTAGGATCTTGCTAGTCATAGGGATATCTTTAGCAGTCTTTAGAGTTTCTTCATCAACCTTAGGCAACCCCGTATCAGTCACCTCCTGAGGCTCCCATCCTTGTTCAATGAGAACCTTAGCAATCTGTTGTCGACTATTGGGATTAAAGGTTTCATAAACAGGATACTGTACACCTGCTTTAATACCTTTCTTAGCGTTGTCTCTCTTGTAGACCTTATAGCCAGTCAATAGAGGAGGGACACTATCTTGCAGCTCTTTAGTCAACTCATCTCTGCGCCCTGCAAGTTCACTATAGAGAACTACAGCTTTATCTCTATCAAAGACAAAACCATTACGCTCCTGCTTAGCCATAACCCATGCAATATCATGCTCAAGCTGTACGGCCTCCCAAGGATACCCTTTGCCTAAGAGTTTATCAAAGAGCATCTTAGTGACAACTACGTCCTGATAGTTGTACTTGTACATCTCTTCTGAGAAGCTGTCCCAAGCCTCCTCCTGTTCCCCATAGGTGCCCTTTAGTTCACGCATACGATAGCCATAGGCTTTCAATGAATGGGAACCAAAGAGATCCTTAGGAAGCCTCCCAGAACGAATTAAGCCCATATCGAGATCTTTAATGTTGCTCCAAACTAGACGAGCAAAGACAAGCGTATCGATAACACAATCCCTAGGATCAAATACAAAGTCTTTACCTAATAGTTGCTTAAGACAAGGGACATCGTACTTGATACCATTGTGAAATACCAAGTTATAACCGCTAGTACCATATACATTAAGAGCATCAATGTATTCATCGAGATCCTTATATCCTTTGTACTCCTGAGAGGCACTATCGTAGATCCATGCGCACCAGAATTTAGTTACGGTATCCAATAGTCCATTGGTTTCGATATCAGTAATGATATGTTTGTCGTATAGTTGAAGCATTTTCTATATCCTTCTATAGCTTTGCCAAGATTGTTGTATCAAGAAATGAGGTAACGAATAAAGCACCCAATTGGGGAACTATGGCATTTCCGTAGCCACGTAACAGCTCCAATCGGTAGGGTACCCCATTACAAAGCGGGAAACTTCTGGGTTCAAGTAGAAGCCTTTGCCCTTCTGTACCTTCAGTCCACTCTCCGTTCTCCCAAAATGATTTGCTGCTAGATAAGCGTTCTTTACAGTGCTCTTGAAGGTACCCAGAGCACCACGAGGAATCGCCCAGCGAGCACCACCATGTGTGTCTGAAACTGTTGGGGTTCTCCAAGAGATCCTGTTTGATGGCTCCCCAGAAGAGTCTGCGTCTTTCATGCGGAGCCCCGAGCAAGTTAGCTGATAGTACGGCAGAGAGGACGAGGTAACCATCATCTTCGAGGTCACATGTGAGCCTGTCAAGCCAACCGTGTCTAATCGCTGAAGCAACCTGTTCCCCAAAGATGAGATCAGGTCTTTCTTTGTTAATGAGCCTGTTGAATACCGGCCATAGGTCTCTTTCATCATTAGTTCCCTTTTGTTTACCTGCAACACTATAAGGCTGACAAGGGCAGGATCCGCTCCATACCTTTAGATCCGTCTCTAGCTGCGCCAATTGCAACGCTAGAGGCCATCCACCGATACCCGCAAAGAAGTGAGCATACTGATAGTCTCCTACCTCATCGATATCGGTGATAGACATAGAGGATACTACCCCTTTAGGGATCTTATTGTTCCTCTGGAGGTTATCCAACCAACGTGATGCACCAGGATCAAAGTCATTATAAAAACTACTAGAATGAGCAGTCACCTAAGTTATCCTCAAATGGGTAATCGTAGTCCTTTAGTCGGCCTGTTTCGGGATCATAATAGAGATAACCACCTATACCAGTCAAACCACTGAAACGATTCTTAAGTACTCTAATGGTCATGACATTAGGATTATCTCCCTGTTGATTCCTCTCTAGGCCAATCACCATATCTGCAAGCTGAGCGATAGCACCGGAACCTCTAAGTTGACTTAAAGACACCTGAGCTCCTTCTTCGTGACCTTTCTTATCGGGGCGCTTAAGGTGACTAACGACATACATAGTACACCCTGTTTCTTCAACAAGGGATCTAAGGTTTGTCATTAGTTTGTCAATAGCTTTACGCTCCCCGCCATCGTCACTATTGTCCATACCAGAGACAACAATAGAGATATGGTCTAGGAAGATTCTCTTGCATCCTAAAGCTACGATCATGTATCTAAGCTTACTAAGCAGATTCCCAGAATCAAGTGATCCAAAGTGATCATAGAGGAAGAACTTTCCGTTGCCAATCGTGGCATCAAAAGCACTCTTGAGTTCTTCTTTAGAAACACTATCGGGATCCACGCTGATAATGAGACGTCTATTAAGAAATATGGACATAAGTTCAAGTCCCGTCTTTGCCGTAGATTCCTCAAGAGCAACCACGCCACAAGTCTCGCCTTTAGAGACACCAAAGAAATATTCAAGCTCTCTGAGTAGAGTGGATTTTCCCATACCTGATCCTGATGTAATGACATAAAGCTCACCGTGTCTAGCACCGTTTGTCTTGCTTTGGAGAGCTTGAAAAGGATAGGCCACACTGTCTTTAAGACTATCAAGACCTTCCACACACTTCTCATAGAGATCTTGACCTGAAACAATTCCATCAGGTCTGTAAGGCTTAGCGTTCCATATGGCCGATACAAGGTCACCTGATCTCCCAGCCTTAAGACACTCATTAGGATCCTTAAGAGGTAGATTAGCAATGTACGCTTTACCCAATGGGAGAATCTTTGCACAATCTTCACATGCTTTACGTCCCGGATCATCCATATCAAACATTAGGATGATCTCTTCAAAGTTATTTAGATACTCTAGGTTAGCTTCAATGGCTTTCCTAGCAGCCTGAGCACCATTAGGGATAGACACTACAGGCCACTTATTGCCTTGCACTTGAGACACACTAAGGGCATCTATCTCACCCTCAGTGATTACTAGTTTCTTACCACTAGACCACAACTGAGAACCATAGAGGCACCCAGAGATCTTCCCTAGTACAGCAAAAGACTTATCAGGGAATCTAAGCTTTTGTCCTACAAGAGAACCCTTGTCATCATAGTAGCAAGCCACTTGACAAGGGTTACCCTTATACTCCCCCACGAAATACTTTAGCTTAGTACAAGTATCTTTAGTGATACCCCTAGCAGGCAAAGCAGAGATCTGTAGTTCCTCTAAAGGAATCATATTGGATGCTGACATCTTTACCCCCTTGGGTTTGTCCAAAGATCCATCAGGTCTAAAATAAGTGGTACAGCTATAGCAATACTTATGACCGTCACTAAAAACAGCAAGAGCATCACTAGAGCCGCAATTAGGACAAGGCTCATGGCGCAGAAAGATCGATTCCATGATCTAGCATATAACGTGCACTTTGGAAATCACGAAGATTATATTGAAAGCCTGTATCAAAGCTGTATCGGCACTGATGTTCAAAAGGTGTCATATGCCCACTATCAATAAGCCGCTTAGCAAGAGCAAGATCCTTTAGGATATCCGGCTTAGACCCATCGTGATTAAGGTAAGACACTCGGGCACAACGTGCAGCAGAGATAAGTGTGAGAATCCGCAGATCATCGATAGCATCCATCTCATCAAAGTTCACATAAGGAAGCGTACGCCCCCCGTGAGCATTGATATAAATGTAGGTGTTGCTAACGGCATCCATAGCCAACTTAATAGCCTTAGCGAGGTGCTGGATCTCTGGATCAGCATCAGGAGACAACCGGAGATCAAAGAAATTGCTCCACTCAGTAGCAGTGACAATAACTTTAATCTTAGTGAATGGCTCAAGGATGCGATTGATGTGCTGCTTATGAAACCCATTGTCAATCATCTTATGAGCAACCTCGATTGCCTTAAATGCAGCATCTTGCCACTCTTCACAAAAGATATCATAGTCATCTTCATTGACAATATCTTTGCCTTGCATGCCCTTGCAATTCTTATAGACATCCGAAGGCACCCAAGGATCATTCAAGATATTCTGAATAGTTCGCTCTACAGGTACCGCACGCGAGCTACTAGCATTGCGGCTGAAGCAATTATGAACCGTAATACCGTTTGCCAAGAAGTTATGATAATCAGAGGAAACCGAAATATCAAAAACCTCTTCTTCACCAACGTATTCAATCGAATCAACTACCACAGCCATGAGGTTGCACTGACTAGCACCTTGACGAGGTTCTGTATACTTCTTACGGGTATTACAGTACACCTTATCTCTACCTACAGCAATGTCTTGCAACTCCTTCCAACCACTATCAGTAAGAATTAGATGGTCTGCGGTGCAAGTGACGGAGGAGTCTCCTGCTGTAATCTTGTACACAGGCTTAACCCCAACCTTCCAACAATCAGTAACGGTCGTGTGAGTAACTTCCATCGTAGACTCATCCACAGAACGAAGTCTCATCTTGTTCAAATGACCTTTCATGTCATATTGACTGGCTCCACCCCATCGAGCAGCATGAGGAGAACTGCCATTTTCCCACTTATCCCAAAAATCCCCAAGAGTCATTTGATAGGCTTTGCACTTACTGCCTTTGCTACCACTAGGGAGATCGAAAGTCAGCACCGTATCTGCAGTGAGACAACGGTGTGTCATGAATTCACTATGGATGAAACGAGGATACTCCAATTCAAACGTATAGAGGTTATCCCAGCGTGCACGAATGATAGCTTTAGAGTTACCTACGCAATAGACCTTAGAGATAGGATCATCACTCATCTTCATCCTCCTCCTCATCAATCTCATCATCCTCTTCAGAATCTAGGAAGGCTTCATACTCATACTCCCACTTCTCTTTCTGATTGTTGTGAAGCTCATCACGATATGAATCTCCATCAGGATAATGCCAATCTGATTTACGTTCAATAGGTTCCATGATTTGGTTTCCTTTAGGTTAACTATGGTATAGCTTTGGTAGGCGATAGGGGATTCGAACCCCTAAGGATTTCTCCGAGAGATTTTAAGTCTCTTGTGTCTACCCGTTTCACCAATCGCCTTCTGAGTATTTGGCGCGACCAGAGGGACTCGAACCCCCATCGTACACTTTAGAAGAATGTAGTATTGTCCAATTATACTATGGTCGCTGATATTTTATTTGCCATAAAAGATAGTCACATAGAGCCACATACTTCCTACAAGCAAAAAGAAGACTATAGTCCAACAAGCAAAAGCCCAAAGAATTTCAAGCAGAAACTCCCACACAGGAAATGCCATCATTTTAGTTCTCCTTTGCTGTTAAGTTTAATAAAAGCCTCTAGTCTTGTATTGAGGTCTCTGAGTATTTCAAGGCTCTCTCTATGAAGTCCTGCACTTTCTGCGAGTAACTGTCTACACGCTTGGACTGACTTTGCATCAGCTCTGCCGGAATTCGTGATGATTGATCTATCGGTGATACGTAAGTTGTACTGCACCCTGTCAATCCGCTTGCCAAGAGAAGTGAGCTCAGCAGTAGTATCACTCGAATTCTTAAGTATGAGAGATATTGTTTCATCTTTCTTAGCTATGAGCTCCCGTTGCTTAACTTGATGCTGAGCCTGTATTTCTGCAAGCTTAGCTGTGTTCCTTAGGTCTTCAACCTTATACCCCGAGAGGGCACCTAAAGCAAAGACTGCAAGCAATATCCAAGTTCTCATAAAGTGCCTCTCTCTAGTAATGGAGATTTTATTATCGGACCCTCACAAGGTCGCCCTTAGTGAACTCTAGAGTACCATTAGCCTCTAAAAGATCAGTCTTAGACAACTTACATCCATCTAAGGAATGCTCATCTTCATAGACAATATAGAGAGCTCCTCGACCATACCAGGATTGTACATCAAAGCAAGGGCAGTCTTTAGCTACCCCGGGGAAATCTCTATGCCCTAAGACCTTAGCTTTAGGATACTTACTCTTAAGCCAATCTAAGAGTTTCTTAAGAGATTCCTTTTGCTTCTCTGTAAAGTTGTCTACAGACTTACCGTTACGATCAGTCCCCCCAATAAGGCAAATGCCAACACTGTCATCATTATAACCCAGAACGTGACTGCCAATAGCTTCAAGGGGTCTGCCATTTTGAATAGTTCCATCCGTAAGAATGACAAAGTGATAGCCTATACCAAGCCATCCCTTTTGACGATGCATTTGATCAATAGTTTTCCAAGTGTACTCAGGCTTATTTTGAGTAGCGCTGCAGTGAACCACCAGATAATCCGTAGAGCTGCGAGGCTTGAACTTAACAAAGTTTCTATGGTAGTCAATCAGTGGTTCCTTAAAGGTAGTAGTCATTTATTAATCCTCTTGTTGTTATTGTTATTATTCTTGTTCTTCAAGATTCCCTCAGGGATATCTTTAGGTTTCTCTTTAAGCCATTCTTCGGGGATCAGCTTATCGGCAAACTTAATGCCGTTCTTGTTGCAGAAGCTAGCGTAAGTAGTAGACGATCCCTTATAAATGTACGTCTTACTTCTACTAAAGACAAACCGGATATCTAACTCAGGATGTTGCTCACGGATTAATAAATGCTTCTTCCTATCTTCAGCATCCCAGACACCCTTAGTTTCTATAATGATGCCATTAGGCAACACGAAATCAGGGGTATACTTGTGAGTACTCTGAGGAACGACATACTCTAAGTACTGTTCCTCATAGTGGGGCTCAATAGAAAAGGACTTGAGGAGTTCTGAATTCTTCTCCTCAAGCCCTGATCTATAGGTACCCGCGTTGTGCCTTTTAGCTTTGCTGTATGCTGCACTGCGGGTGGTCATTAGATATACCCAAAGACGTACTTAAAGTAGTAATCATTAGGATCCAAGCTTTCTGGGTCAGTCTTATCAAAAAGAAGCTTCCCGTTAGGAAACTTGAAGATAGACCCATTACCACAAAGTGAGAAATACATATAGCCCATAAAGAGCTTACCGGACTGCACTCGTTCAGCGTCTACAGGGATGCTTTCCTCATCCTTACGGTATTCCTGATAAACATCCTTGTGCATCAGCATGACCGCAACAAAGTCACAATCGACATCTTGCAGCACATGATCAGGAATCTTAACAGTGCATGGGTTCCAATCATAGAGATCAAACTGAGGTTCCTTTTGTTCCTCTTTAAGTTCCTCAATGTTAGTCTTAAGACCCTGCACAACATCCTGCATCGTAGCAAGAGTAGATTGAGCCATATCAATGCGGTTCTCAAGTTCTTCCAAAGTAATCATCTTAGGTACTCCCTAGTAATTATTAAAAATCAGTGGCTCCAACAGCCTTACGTGATTCTACTTCATCTTCATCGAGGCTGTCAAATGGTGCTTCTTCCTTAAATGCCTCATAACCTTCCTCTTCAGCAGAGAATCCATAGTCCTCTGCAGAGGATCCACCGAACTCATTGAGCTTAATCACTTGGACTGCAACAGGTCGAAGGCTAAGGCCAACCTGCTTAGTAGACTGCATAAAGTAAGGTGCTGCAGTGAAGCTAAGACGAATCACTGAATCACGACCTACATTGACGTCAATAGGCTTGCCCTTAGAATCAAAATGAGCAATCTTAGCGTTAACTGTAGATCCATCCTTCTTCTTAATTACAGCATTCTGCTTAAACTTGAGGTAGACATTACCCTCTTCATCTTCAAAGAAGAGATCAGACTTATGGATCTTTTTCTTGTTCATTGCATTGGCTTCAGAGACTGCTTCATCAAAAGCCTTGTCTTGAATAGCCTCAAGCTTCTCAATGAGTGCCTGCAGCTCCGGTGTCTTACCTTCAAAGCGCATAGTGACACTAAAGACACCCTCAGGATTGAATTTCATGTCAGGATCCTTAAGGTGAGGATACTGAGCAAAGCCCTTAGGGGTAGTGTAACGTTCGATCATTTTAAATGGTTTCCTTGTTTAATTAATTAAAAGGTTACTAGAGAGGTTCCTTGGTTCTCTCTAGTAATGGAGATTATATTATTGTTAACAGAAAGCATACATAGACTGTTTGACTACATCAAGATCTAATGTACCGTGCTTAGGAATCGGTGGAAGTTCCTTAGCTTTCTTAGGAGACAACATATTCTCGACTTGATCATGAAGATCCTGCAGCACATCATTCTGTTTGTAGGTTTCAGCAAAGACCTCACGAACAAGAGAGAACATCAAATCACCTTGACCTGCAGGGCAGCCATAGGAATCATGAATCATAGCAAACTGATGGATACCTGCATCAACACAAGCGTCTACAGTTAACATGAGGTGACTAGCATCCATAGAGTGCACATAGTTAGGAGCGATACCCTGTTTCTGCTTACGAGAATCGATTTCCCCTAAGTCCTCTGAGACACTAATCTGAAAAGTTTCCCCTTCTTTTTTAGATTCCTCAGGAGCACCCGATTCATCAGACACATGAATAGTTCCGCTGCAGAAGGTCTTAAGTTTCTTCAGGCGAACTTTAGGATACCTTTGGCGAACCAAGAAACCACTTGGAGTTACCCATTGTGTAGGAAGGTTCTCTCCGTTGATATTCTTGTCCGTAGCGAGTAGTCCTGAGGCAGTCTGAAGCCAATCCATAGCTTCTCTAGCTTTGACAACAACTTCACCTAATGAATTCCAAATCTTGTCAGCCATATAGGTTGCAGCTTGTCGAGGCTTAGAGAATGCTAAAGGATGATGTTCTAAATGAGGATAGATAGTATCTTCAAGGATCTGTTCAGTAAAGCCAAACTTCTTCGCTCCGTATGAAAGTGTCATAGTCGGTCTCTTGGTTACCTTACGGGTAATTCCATAGGCCAGCCACTCAGCAGCAAGTGCCTTAGTACCCTTTGAGACGTACTCAGCGCCATCTTCAGCAGTCTTTAGTTCATCTTCAGTACCCCCTTGGGCATCCTTCATAACAGCCTTCTTTACATGCTCAGCAACAATGCCATAAATATCGTGAACCTTGTCATCGGGCACGAGGTTTACTGCAGTACCCCCAATTTCATCCTTAAGCATAGCTGAGAAGTGCTGGATACCAC